AAGGCTAGGACAACGGTTATCCCGTTCCACTCATTAAGTTTCATCTTTAGTAAACCACCGTTTCTTCAGGATTAACCATCTTGGGGATGCAGTAAGCTAATCCAAAATGCTCTTGGGTTTCCATTGTTCCATAGCGACGAACCGCCTCTCTAGCATAGTAGAGACACGCCTCGATTTTATGGAAGTGCATGGGGGGTTCTATTAGATTGCCACCCACATAAAGCATGAGCGCAAACACATGGGTCATGTTGTTAGCTTGGTGGGGTCGGAAAGGTCACGTCAGGAAAACCCTCTACCGCTGGTAAGTCCCGTAGTGCCTGTCGGTAAACTCGCCATGCTTCAGGTATATAATCAGGCCAAACTTTACTGTCCGACAAAGCCAAGAGGTGATTGCGGTAATCTCGCGCTGGCCCTGATGCGCTCAACATATCCATAATTTCTTTTAATTCTTCTGCATTTAAAATCATCAGATAAACTCCACGAATGTTACATAGCCGCCTATACCTTTTTGAACGTAGCCGCCGTAGGTGGCACCCCGCACCCCGCCAACTACTAAAGCGTAATGATCGGCTATGGTAAAACTGACACTACCAAAATTAACTATTGTTTTAGGGCCAGCACCATGACCAATGGGAGAAGCCCCGCCTTGTGCATTGGGTTGGGTACTTCCAGCTAAATACGTTTCAGACGTACTGAAGGGAATATCGTAAGTGCTGTTGTTTCGAGCCGTTGCCGCTGCACCAGCTGCGCTTGTTGAAGCATTGTTTCCTCCAGTGCCACCACCATAAGTAGCTGTGTTCGGATTAGAATTGCCGTTACCGCCAGCACCTGCGCGGGTTGCTGCACCGCCGCCGCCACCCGTACTATTATTACTGCCACCAGCGGAACCTGAGCCGCCAGCAAAATTAACAGTACCACCGCTGCAAGTGCCACCTGCTAATCCAACATTGTTGGTTCCAAGCGCTGTATTACCTTCTGCGCCCTGCGTAGCAGTAATACCACCAGCCGTTGTTGTTTTATCTTTGCTACCAGAACTTGGCCCGTGGTCGTGGCCACCACCAGCAATTCCATACGCATAACTAGACGCTGGAGATGATATAAATTTTTCCCCATAACTTTGTCCACCACCACCACCACTTTTATAAGTTCCAACATTCGACGGGCCATACGGCGCACCGCTGGTACAAGAGCCTACGGCAATAAGCATTTGTGTGCCAAGAGTAGGAGTGTATGTACCCGTTAATCTCGCTGGATTAACAGCACCAGTGACTGTATTAAAAAATGTCGTAGCTTTGTGGACAATCATCTCTCGAACCATGCCAACAGTTGACCAGTTTGTACCAGCGGTTCCGCAGCTTACAATTCCGTTTACTCCCGCAGCTAATTTTAGTTTAACACCAACTGGGTTTCCGTTTATTGTATTGCTGCCGTTTGCTTTAACATACATTTCTACAGCAGATTCACTGGAAAACACATAAAACAAACCAGTCGCTGTAGCGGGCAGATTAATTATTTTTGTGGCAGTTGCGGTGACGCGAATGAGGTTGCCGCTTTGCCCAGCATTTAGCGTTGCAGCGGAACCATCGCTTCCTGACAATGTAACCGTGCTTGCCGCAAACGCACCGCCAGCATCAGCCCATTGCGCCGTTCCAGAACTAGCATATTTTAGAACTTGGTCTGTTGCTCCGCCAGTAGGAATGTGATTGTTTCCAGCACCTGTTGGATGAACGAAAGTTGTAACGTGACTGTTAGTTGCTGCGTCTCTTGCTCTAGTCATATCTTAATTTCCTTATGTCAAATAGCGGATTATAACGATTCCAGAGCCGCCAGCACCGCCAAGCTTCTGCGTGGTCGCGCCACCACCACCAGAACCAGTGTTTGCCCCTGCAGCACCACCATTGACGAGAGATGAGCTTATCGGACTTCCACCACTATTCCGCGCACTTGCGCCACCAGTTCCAGAAGTTCCATTACCATTGTAATGAGCAGCACCCGCACCACCACCGCCGATACCGCCGTTACCACCAGTTCCTCCCAACGAGGAACCACCACCACCAGCAGCATAATAATAATTATTACCGTCGATATTTATCTGTAAGCCAGCACCACCCGCACCCGATGGTGTACTTTGACCACTGGGAACAACTCCAACAGCCCCCGCGCCACCACCACCAGCAGTAGCGTGTTGACCATTATTATTCCAAGTAATCGGACCGCCACCGTCATTACCCTGACCAGATATTCCCGTTCCAGCAACACCATTTGAATTGTTAAGCACGAAGGCGGCACCACCGCCTGACCCACCATTACCCGCAACATTAGTTTGTGATACAGAACCAACACCGCCGCCTATTGCAGTCAATCCTAGTGCACTTGAATTTGAACCGTTGGTAGGTGCCACACTGTACGAAGGAGCCGTGCCACCTGCGCCAACAACGATAGGATAAGTGCCGCTAATAACGGATAATGCAGTCCCGCCAACATTTTGTAGCAAGCCTCCAGCACCGCCGCCGCCGCCTGCTTCGGTACCGCCAGAACCACCCCCTGCAACAACTAAGTATTCCATACCTTTTGTTGCAGTCGTTACAAAATTAGCCGTCGATAGAAACGTATGTACAGTGTAGCTACCAGATGTAGAAACAATGCCACCAGTTGCGGAAAATGGTGCTATGTTTCCACCCGTAGTACGTCCAATAGGAACCCATACGTTAGCGTTATTTGTAGCATCAGTACAAACAAATGTTTCGCCGTTAGTCGTGTTTACCCACATGTGGCCTATGGCTAATGGGTTAGTGGTAATAGCTGGATTTCCGCTGTTAAGCGTGTGAGCAAAACCTACCGCTGGACTAGCCCATGCAGCCGCGCTTGCGCCACTATTAACTGTGAGAACCTGATTTGCAGAACCAAGTGTGGCTGGTAAAGCTACCTTGCCCGTTGTGCTTATTGTTCCCGTAACTGCAACATTGCCAGCAAACGTCCCGCCCGTTGAAGCAGGAACCGTGTCAGCCGCCGTAAACGATTTAAACGCTACAACTGCTAAATGGTCATTGAGTGCCGCGCCAGATGCCAGCACAATCGACGTTCCGCTGCTGGAAGTGTAATCCGAGCCGTTATCTAACACGATACCATTAAGCGTAACAATTAAATTTCCAGCCGCATACGCAAGAGTTGCTGAGTTGTTATCTGAGCCGCTAAAAGTAGTCTGTCCAGCCGTTGCCGTGTACTCATAGTCTAGCAAACTAATTGAACCAGCCGATGAAGCGTTAATCCAATTCGCCCCGTCATAAACTTTCATGCCATTACTGGTCGAATTAAAGTAAAGCGCACCAGAAACTAACGCATTACCGTCATTATCCACAGATGGCTCGGATGATTTTGCACCTAAGTATCGGTCATCAAATGAATCCAGCGCAGTAGCCGCAGCCGCCGCAGAGTTAGCCGCTGCACTCGCACTATTTGCCGCTGCCGTTGCATTACCCGCCGCCCCAGCCAAAGCACTTGAAACACCAGCAACAGTATTAACATTCGCAATGTTCGTTGCCGTTGTATTCACCGAAGCAATATTAGTCGCAACCGTAGACAAATTGCTGGACGCAATCGCAATAGTATTACCCATTCCGTTTCCATGCACACTACAAGCGTAAACCAAAGCAGCTGGTGCATCAGCCGCAATCGTAAATGTCACTTTTGCCCCTGACGTACCCGCCGTTCCCGTAGTAACGACACCCGTCGTGTACCCCGCCCCCGCACTTGTTTTAAATATTAATGGGTGTCCAGAGTTTGAACTGTTGGATAAATCAAAAGTGTATGTGTTTCCGCGAAACAAGCTAAGAGTTGGTGCCGCTACCCCATCTATATGGAATTTATTAGTACCACCAACAGAGGCAACCGTAACAGCAAAAGTTGTTATTGTGCCTAGCGCACTAGCTAGTGAGTTTACGTTAGTTATGTTGCCGCTTACAGTATTTACGTTTGTTACCGCCCCAGAAACAGTAGTAACAGCACTGACCGCCCCTGCTACTGTAGCTATGTTTGAGATAACGCCTGTAGCCGCTATGTCATCCATGTTGG